GATTAGTAGCCTATAAAATTGAAAACTTAGTTAAAGACTTAGAAGATTTAGTTAATGAGTACTTGGCCGAGTTGTCTGATGGACGATTTGGCCTTGAGTTTGCTGTTACTAATGATAAGTTAAATGTTATCATATCTGATGAAGGTAAGGACATTGATATACTTGCCCTTAGTAGTGGAGAGTTAGCCCGAGTTAATACATCGACTTTATTGGCCATTAGAAAACTAATGAGTACACTATCTAAGTCTAAGATTAATGTTCTATTCTTAGATGAGGTGATTGGAGTTTTAGACGATGAAGGTAGAGAGAAGTTAATCGAAGTTCTTCTAAAGGAGCACGATCTTAATACTTTTCTAGTCTCGCATGGTTGGTCTCATCCACTGCTTAGTAAGATAAACGTTATTAAAGAAGATAAAACGTCGAGGTTAGAATGGCAGTAGCGAATAAGAGTAAAGCTAAAGGAAGTAGGGCCGAGTCGGCCTTGTGTGTAGTTTTAAGAAAGACTACAGGATGGAATTGGGAGAGAATACCCCTATCGGGTGCGCTAGATGCAAAGCACGGGTTAAAGGGAGATGTTTATATACCTAAAGAACTTATGAAGTATAGTGTTGAAGTAAAACATTATAAAGATGACCACCTTACTAGTAAACTATTAACGGGTAAAACTCCTCAAATAGTCGAGTGGTGGGAGCAAACTTTAAGAGAGCAGAGAGAAAATGAGGCTGAACACCCTTTACTTGTCTTTAAGTTTGATAGAAGTAAGTGGTTCTGCGCATTTTTACAGGAACCTGTAAATGACTATAGACACTTGTATTACTCTGAAGGGTTCTATTTAGCCAAATTAGATGACTGGCTTACTGATCGCTGTAAAGACGATTGGGTCTGGAAAAGAAGTTAAGACGATAAAAACCCGCAATTACGCGGGTTTTTGTTTGTGTGTAACTATACAGTCTCTATCCATGATAGAGTTTCTTCATTCCATTCAAATACTTCATCCCCTACTAAGTCAGTAGGATAAGGAATAGATGATTCCCATTGGCAAGTATCTTCATCTAACACCCAAGAAGGGAACGGTTGTGGTGGGATAAAAGCATCACGAGTTGAATCATAAGTCATGCCAATACCTGCATAATTCTTTCTAAATGGGTTTCCTTGTGGATGCTCCCCACTGTTAGTATTATAAGATGTTTGTTTCCAAGCACCGCTTAATAAGTTAATGCAAAACTGAATACCTATATCTTCTGACTCATTTCCTTGCTCATCTAGTATGTCGTTATTATCAATAACAATCACCTGAGTCACTATGTTATTTTTTATTTGTGCAAAATGTGCCATATTAATTCTCCTGTTCTATTAAAATCCATTGTGTGCTTTCTATTTGTGCAAAATGTGCCATATTAATCCCTTATTGGTATCGGTATCTAACAATTACTACGCCTGAGCCGCCAGATGCACCTGAACCCGACCACGAGTTACCACCACCACCTGAACCCGTATTAGCCGAGCCATTCGTGGCTGAATTGGTAAAGTTTCCACCAGTACCACCACCACCAGCACCACCTGATTGATTAGGGAAACTAGGGGAAGCACCTGCTGTACCACCGCCACCGCCACCACCTCTTACTACGGCAGTACCAGTGATACTATTGGAAGCACTGACACTGCTTCCACCTCCTGCGTTACAGTTAAAGCCAAAACAACTGCTTCCAGTACCAGATGCTCCACTTTGAGAAGCAACAGAACCAAACGAAGAAGTACCACCACCACCGCCGCTAACAGATATCGTAAAAGTACTCGCTGTCAATGTTGTACTTCCTGAGTTTTGACTAGAAGCATTACCACCACCGCCCGGAGTCCAGACTGCACCTGAATTTCCTGCGCCATTTGCACCACCACCAATAACTAGGTAATCTGCACTTGCGCTTTGATTACCTAAATCAGTGACTATAAACGAACCTGAACCAGTGAAAATATGTATTTTATAGTTGCCATCTGTTGTTATAGTTCCACCAGTGGCTACAATATAGCTCATATCACTTGTGCCATAGAAGTCCGACAGAGTAAGCATCCCAGAACCTGGAACTGTATCTTTGCCGTAGTACTCACTCATTGCATGAGGTTCTGAACCGCCAAACTCTGTTGCGATATCTGTTAATTTAATTTGACCTGATCCTGTTACTGGCATATTTAGTTCTCCTTGTAAACCTTTGTTTTTTATTTACTAATATAATCTCTTATACAAAACTATCGCTTGACCACTCTAAAGTTATCTCACCTGTTTTGAATATAGTTAATGGCTTTCGTATAGGGTACTCTTCTGTAAAAGTACCATCTGTTCCATTAGGGCTCTCTTCAGTGACACCTGCTGCTTCTACCCTTTGGTAGTAAGATTCTACTTCTGTATCAAAAGCATCAGCATCGGCCTTAGTTAGTACTTGAACTACAACTTTAATAACTGATATACCTTTAGTTTCTTGAACTAAAGTCATCTCAACATCTGAGTAATCAATAATACCATTATCATCAGAATCTCTTTCCAATGCTTTATAGTGGAGATATTCATTAGGCTGTCCACCACCACCGTGAGTAATATTACTTCCTGATACTAATTCAATCGAGTGTGATACTGATGACATAAGTTGGTTATCAGAGCTAAATATAACTTCTAATTTATCTTCTGCGGAAAATGAACTTCCACTTATTCTTCTTGCTTCTAAATTCATAATATTTTCCTATTAACTAATTTGTCCTGTGTTGCCTGATAATGCTGAACCTGCTGTACCTGAGGGTGACGATGCTGAACCTCCTGAGCCCCCTGCAGAACCTGAGTTTGCACCGCCACTACTAGACTGACCACTACCGCCGGCAGATTGTAGTCCACCACCAGTACCACCGTCACCTGCATCAGAACTACCGCCACCACCACCTGAAGCACCAGAAGACGATGAACCTACGCCACCATTCGAACCATTGTAACTTGTATCACAAGTACCCCCGCCAAACAGAGACATAAATGCACCCCTTCCTAGAGTACCGCCATTACCACCTGATACACCTGCACCACCGCCACCACCGCCGCCTCCGCCACGACCATTAATGACGTATTGACTCATAGCACCGCCACCGCCACCACCACCGCCACCGCCATTGGTGGTAGTACCTGCTGAACCGCCTGTCCGTGTTCCTGCTGTATCGAAAGTCACTGATAAGTAGTTATCTGCTGTCTGTGAGTGTTCAAAAGCATTTCCGCCATTTGAATTAGCGTGTGCTGTAGATGAACCATTAGAACCACTGCTACCAGCAGTACCGCTATTAATACCATAGCCACACTCTGAACCCTCACCACCCCTACCTGCGTGACCACCTGGACCTGCTGAACCTGTAACATTAATACCAGTATAGCCAACAATAGAACCATTGTTAGTAATAGTGATAGTTGTACCATTAGACCAACCTGTTCCTGTTTTAATAGCAGGGATGGTACTTGCTGTAGAGCCTACAGTAACACCTGAGTTAATTGTAAGAATAACAGGTGTTGATTTGTCACCACCTGCTGCAATACAAGCGGTTCCAATATCATAATCATTAGTATTTGATGAGATAGTTAATACAGTTGCTGCAACACAGTCATAGAAACTATTAAAGTTAATTGCACCTGACGTTGCTACCCCTGGGTTTGCCCCTGCGGGTACTTTACTTCCACCACCGTAAAATTCACTCATTGAGTGAGGTACTGTATCTGCAAATTCACCTACAATATCTGTTGCAAAAGATAAAGCGCCTGAACTTTTAATTGCCATAGGTTACTCCTTAAACTGTTCCGTAGGCTGTTAAATCCCCTACTACAGTTAAATTGCCTGAAGCATCTAGCTTCATTTTATTTGTTCCGCTTGTTGCAAAGTAAAGTACTCCACCTGATTCTGTTACTGTCCAGTTGTTCAACTTAAAAGCACCCCCACTTGTAACAGAAGCAACTGCTGACCCATTTGACTTAAATATTACGTCACTACCGGTTCCATCTGCATCTAAGGTTAAGTCCTCATTATAACTTTTAATTGTAGCCATTATTTATTCTCCAATTCTTCAACCTTTGCGGATAATTCTTTAATTGCCTCAACTAATAGACCGATGGTTTGGTCATACTGTAAGACCTTGTATTTCTCACCATCATCTATTTTTAGTGGTAATTCTTTCTCACTTACTGCTGACGGTAATACCTTTTCAACATCTTGTGCGATTAAACCTGCTGACTTTTTACCATCTGCCATGTAAGTAAAGGTACAACCGTTAAGTTGGTTTACCTTACTCAAAGCATCTGTGATAGGCATGATACCAGTTTTTAATCTTTCATCTGAAATAGTAGTAGAATATGCAATTACATCGCCATCTGCGTGTAAGTCACCATCTGCTTCTATACGCATTTCTTCATTTCCATTAATAAAGAACGACTGGTGAAGATTATTAGTCCAACCAATATAGTCACCTGCGTCTAAACCAACATGAGTAATACCGTCTCTAAGATCTGCGAGAGAGTTCCAACTAAAGGAACCATCTCCATCTGAGATAAGATGTTGTCCAGAGGTACCGTTCCCTGATATGTTTAATTCTGACGCAGATATAGAATCTGCTACAATATCTGCAGCAACAATTACTCCATCTTGTACTTTTGATATGCCGGTACTACCATTAATTGTTACTGCCATGTATTACTCCTTAGTTCTTAGTTAAACTCACAAATGAAGGGTCTATCTCATCTGTAGGATTATCCGTCCAATGCATCAGCATATTAATTTCTCTATTAGATTCTTTAGTCTCTGGTCCATAAGTCTCAACGCCATCCTCTGATGTATGCTTAATCTTTCTAACTTCTGTGTAAGGCGTAGCTTCATAAAGCATTACATCTTCCAGTGTAGTTAGAGCAGCAACCTCTACTTCCTTAGTAGCTTGTTCAGCATAGATAGTAGTAGCAAAGTCTGCAACCTCTGTAGGTACAGCCTTGCCACCTTTAGAGGCTCTAGCCCAGTACCAATCGATATCACCTTGGATAGCCGATACGTGAGAGTTAATCGTACTAAGCATACCTTCTTTGAGTGTTTCTACATCTCTAGGGATAGCCTCGTAAGTTCCTACTCCGTCTGCTATTGTTACATTACCAGTCCAGTAGTATCTGTTATCTACTCTAGTTTCAGAGTAGGGTATCACACCTAATGACTCTAACAACTCAGCATCTCTAAAGATTGCTGATGGATAGGTGATATCACCTACCGTTAGACTTCTTGGTGTTTTAATTATTGTTTTTTGATATAACCACATATTGTTTTCTCCTATTATCTGGCGTTGGTATGTTTGAATGGTGACTCGGCAAATGCGATGTAAACATAAGTGAAGGCTGCGTTCATCTCTCCGTAGTTTACTGTTGGTTTAAACCCATTAGATAGTAAATCTACACGACCTGAGTCACCCTCTGCTCCACTGGTATTTGTTCTTAATAATTCGTGACCGCCAGCTGCTTCTGCTGAGTTATAGTCACCCCTAGCATTATCCATCATCGGCCAGCCACCACCATCATCAATATTATGAAGAATGACGAGTGCAGGTGTGAATCCTGTATAGATAAAATTACCACTTGTAGAGGCGTTGCCTTCAAAACTTCCCACCTTTGAGTAGCCCTCTACTGAGCGGAAGCAATATGCTATATGATTTTGAGCATCTAAGTTTGTCCAAGAAAGCAGAGTGTCACCTGAAGTGCTAAGTCCGCTACCAGCAGTTTGGGTATCAGTATCGTTTAAGTAAAGTTCATAACCTGATGTTAAACCCGTATGATGAACTTTCCAAGCAGAAGTGTCACCACGCCACTTATCTATAATCATCTCAGGTGCTTTAGATAATCCGTGCCCTATCGTAGCTGCACCATCACCTGAAGCACGAGTATATTTAACAATACTAAAACCAGCATCTTCATTCACACTTACCGTTGAAGCAATAGTACCGTCAGTGTTAGATACTCCAGCACCACCTGCTTTCCAGTTCCAGCCAACCATAGTAACGCCACTACCATTAGTATTGTTATGAGTACCAAGGGTAAAGCCATCAGAAGTAAAAGCTGTAAATAAAGTAGAGGCTGTGCTTTCAGAAGCAGTAGAATTAGATTCTAAGTGTTTATTAGCACCCCTAACTGTGTCCTCTAGTGTATGTGAGTAACCACTATTTCTGGCTTTTAACCAAACAAAGTCTGGTGCAAAACCTACACCGTTAATAGTTCTATTGGTAGCGTTACCAGTATAAAGCACAGTATTAAAATGCTCACTAGGGGTAACCGTAGGGTCTGGTAAGTTCTTAGTACATAATGCTAAGAAGCCTGAGGGTGGTTCATAATAGAAGTCACCTATCTCATTACCGTCTTGATTACCTTGTGCTACTTTTGTACTAGCGAATGAGGAATCTTGTCCGAAGTTAGCAACATAAGAGGCATTATACATAGTTAAGAGAGGTCTATAGTGTCCTGCTGGAAGTGTTGTAAATGCAGCATTCGCTCCTGTGGCTGGATTACCTGATGCTTGCCAAGTATTATTAACTGACCACCAAATCTTACCCGCATCAATATCAATAGCACATCCTATGACTGAACCTTCTGGCCAAGAAGCTTCTCCATAAGAAGTGGCGTTCCACATACCATCACCATTCCACTTTTGACCTAGATAAGAAGAATATGTCCAAGAACTTGTATTGCTAAATGCTCTGAAACTATCGCCATCACCCATACCCTTGCCAGTATTGGCAAATCCGATCCACTGTGTATTTATAGCACCTAAATTAGTATATTCAAAGTACCACTTACCACTACTAGCACCAAGTGTTCCAGCGATAGTGTCATAGTTATAACTATGAGTATATTTAAGGTTTCCTTCTGACCAATATGAAGGTGCTGCTGTTGATGATTTATGGTAATCTAAAGTATTAAGATTACAGAAGTTATTAGTAGGACTATCTAAAGATATGTCAGACTCTGTTAGGTTATTACCTGTCCAGTCATTATTGTTACCTGATTGGTCTAACCAAAATGCAGCTTCTCTTTTGTAAGTATCATTTGAAGCATTAATACCTGCATTAGCACCAACTAATGTAAATCCAGTACTAGTGAAATCAATCTGTAAAGAAGAGTTACCACTCTCCGCACTATTTTGATTAGCAGTTAAAGGTTCTTGCATCGAACCATCAGTATCACGAACATTATCATACATATACCAATGTTCACCATTAGTATTAGTTCTTTTAATCATTACAAATGCTGGCGTGAACCCAGTTGTTATTGCATTACTAGACGCTGTTCCCGTGTAGCCTCCAAACTTACTATAGCCAGATACCGAATGGAAGCAGTAAGCTATATAACTATTTCCGTGACCTGAGTTTACTGGTTGTGAATCACCTACAGAAAACACACTAGTAGTAGGTAAAGTATCATTCCAGAATGTATTGTCTCCAGTCGCAGTATCAGTATCTAATCGTAAATAGTCTGTTTCTGGTGCTGATGTATTACTTGTATGATAAACCAACCACTCTTGATCAGAGGACCTGTTCTTTACAATAACCATCTCTGGTGCTGAACTTAATCCATGTCCTACTGTTTGTGCACCTGATTCCCCTGTATATGAGACTACGCTTTGTCCATAATCAGGATTTGCTTTTACTCTACTGTCTATTGTACCAGTGGTATTGTAGTCTGATATAGAATCTGTACCACCTGCGAAAGCCATATAGAGGAAAGTATCATTGTTACCATTAACATCACCCTGTGATGCTTGTAGTGTAAAACCATTTGAAGTAAAGTCTATATTATAATCAGTCTCATCTCCCCAATTTTCATTTGCAAATACTGCCTCATTCATACCTGTTGACATCGGCTGTCTTGCATTATCCCAAATTGCCCAATTACCTGCTGCATTTGTCTTTTTCACCATTAAGAATGCAGGTTTAAACCCAAGTGTTACTGAGTTATTTGCAGCACCTGTTCCAGTATAAGTTCCAACCGAATGAAAACAATACTGGATATAGTCATTACCGCTTGTATTAATATGAGCATTAGTATCAATAGATATAGTAGAAGCGCCAATAGTTGTAATAACATTCGTTGCTGTATCTAAAGCACCATTAGTCTGTAATAACATATAGCTAGAATCAGCAGTACCAACTGCTTTTCCGTGAACCCACCAATGATGAGTAGCATCTCTATTCTTAGTTATTATAAGGTCAGGAGCAGAATCTAATCCGTGTCCTATTGTAGCAGCACTTCCTGTACCAGTGTAAGACACAATACTTTGACCATAAGTAGGATTTGCTCTTACGGTTGTAGTAATACTACCATCTGTATTAGATTCATTTACACCACCCATATCCCAACACCAAGCAACTTGTTTTCTATCAGCCCGATTTCCCCAAGTAGAACCTAACGTAAAACCATCATCCCCCCATTTAGATATGCCGCTTTGAGTCCATTCAGCATCTGTAAGGTATGTTGCTAACGCTTCAGTTTCACCTCTTACTTGGTCAAAGACACCTAAACCATAGCCGTGAGAAGGACTCCGACCCCATACTAAATCTGGGGAAAAACCAACACCACCAACTTTCTGTGAAGTATCATTACCTGTATAAGTAACAGCCATAAAACCAGTTCTTGGCTTCGTACCCATATCCCAGCACCTAGCTATATATGGACAATTTAAGTAACGGACGTAATGAGCAGTATATGTTCCTACACCTAATGAGAAACCATCTGTATTGAAACTTCCTAAATGATCGTAATAAGGATTAGGCATATTCTCACTACCATTATTACTGGTTTCAAGCGCTCTATAAGGACCTGTTCCTCTAACTGAGTCCCATACAAAGTTATCACTGCCACCACAAGCATTACGATTCTTAAGCCATACTAAACCAGGTTTAAAACCAACTCCGGATACTACTAAATCCTCACCACCACCAGCACCACCGGTACCAGTATAAAGAGTTGAGCTGAATCCCTCTACAGTGTAATCATTATTAAACGGTAGGTAGAAACCATTATTACCGTAAGCGGCAGTCGCTAGTGTTACTTCTATAGGCTTCCATTCACCGTAAGTACCTGTCTCACCGAATGATGTAGGGTCTAATGCTGTGCCGTCTATGAAGTGTACTTCTGATAGGTAGCCATCCCAAGCAGTGCTACCATTTGACCAGTAACCACCAATCCTATGAAAGTTAGTGTCGTTAATATCAGTCTCTGAATTAAGAGATATAGAGCCTGTAATAAAACTAAGAGTCTGCAACTCACCATTAATGTAAATCTTTATTCTATCGGCTGCTGTTCCATTAGTGGAATCAAAGGCTACGGTTAAATGATACCAAGCACTAGGGTCTCTGAATCTCCTTGAATCTATCTCAACTCTAAAATTATAAGTACCGTCACCGTTATACCTCTCTACTCGAAGCTGGTCTGCTGTTGTATAAATATAGGTAGATGAGTTTGTAGCATCACCTGCCACACTTAAGAAATATCCACTACTCGTATTAGCTACTTTAAACCAAGTGCTGAAAGTCCAAGTCTTACGATTACCAGCACTAGCAGGAGTTCTGCTTAAGTTGGCAGTATCGTTGTCATTAAACCTTAACGATTGTTCAAGGTCATAGCCACCGGCCGAAGGTGTTAGGCTCCCAGCGCCACTAGCTAACATTTAATACTTGCGCTATATTAAGCATATTAGTACCATCACTTACAAAAGTAAGTATATCTTTAGCACTCGCCGTTGTAGTTAATGTAGGTACAGTAGCACCTGCCCATTTAAATACAGTATTCCATCCTGCTGTTCTTGATCCAGTACCGTCTTGAATAATTGTTATTACATATACAGAACCATCTACTTGATTGGACGGCGCATCAAAGGTTGTATTAGCCGTTAATGTTACTTTACATACTTGATTAGTTGCTAAATCCCAGTCTTGGGTAGCATCAAATGTTAATGTTGTAGCGTTAAAGTTTTGTTGCCTTGTCCATTCTTGGGCATTACCGAGTGTGCCAACTCCTGTTAAGCTAGCACCACTAATAGCGGGTAAAGTACCTGTTATATTTGCTGCTGGAATACTAGTTAAACTTGCGGCACTTCCATCTGTAGTTAAAAGGGTTTTACTTCCTGATATACTAGGTATATAGAGTGTCTGAGCCCCCGTTGCGTTCTGAGACTCGATGCTTATACTACCTAATGTTGAATGAATCTTTACTCCCATGAGTTATGCTCCTTTCTTTAAAAGTTCAATTTCTGCAGATAACTCTTTAATTGATTCAATTAAAAGTGCATGTAATGCATCATAGTTAACAGATTTAAATTCTTCTTGTGTTTTTAAATTTTTATTTAGTTTTACTGCCTGAGGTAGAACTTTCTCTACATCCTGCGCAGTAACACCCGCACCTTTCTTACCATCTTTTTTCCATGTAAACTCTATACCATTTAGTTGTTTAACTTTTTCTAGAGCATTATCTACATTACGAATACCTAATTTTAGTTTTTCATCCGAAGTTGTAGTTACTGAATAAGCTGTAACATCTCCATCTACATCTAAATCACCATTATTAGCTAAACGCATATCTAGAGCACCATCTAAGTACCAGTCATGTGTAGTAGAATTAATAATATAATAATCATTAGTATCTCTACCAATTTGGAATACATCACTTCTTAAGTCAGACTCAATTGAGAACGTAGTTCCGGAGATATCTAATCCAGCACCTGCAGAATATGTAGTATCAGTATAACCTGTAATATATCCAGCACCATTGGTTAACTGATTATTATTAGTAACGTTTGTTGCACTTGTAGCAATACCATCTAATTTAGTATTATCAGCAGAAGTGAAATAATAAGTAGTATTGGTATCAGGGACTGTAACTGTATCCGTAGTACTATCACCACGAGCTAATGTAATAGTGTTTCCACTAATTGTCATAACATTTGCCGCAGAGCCTAGAGACTGATTAGATGTTTTAGCGGTTTTAGTTGCTAAAGAGGTTGTAATAGTAGAAGCATAAGAGCTATCATCATTGATTGCCTCAGCCAACTCATTAAGAGTATCTAGTGCACCAGGTGCTCCTCCTACTAAAGCCGTGAGCTCTGTTTGTACATACGCGGTGGTAGCTACCTGAGTGGTATTTGTATCCGCGGCTGCTGTTGGTGCAGTTGGAGTACCTGTTAATGCTGGGCTAGCCAAAGGCGCTTTATCTGTATGGTCATGACTATCGTTAGCTACTACAGCTGTAATAGTAGCATTAGCAGAGCCATCAAAGGATACGGAGCCTGATACATCCCCAGATAAAGCAATAGTTCTTGAAGAGGCTAGTTGAGTCGCTGTAGCAGAGTTACCTGTACACGAACCTGCGGAGCCTGATGTGTTACCTGTTACATTACCTGTTACATTTCCAGTTAAAGCTGCTGTAACCGTACCTGCAGCAAAGTTACCTGAAGCATCTCGTGCTACAATCGCGGAAGCCGTATTAGCTGCCGTTGCATTAGAGGTTACAGTAAATGTACCGGATTCTGTATCTACAGCCCCGGAGAGTCCTGTACCTGCTGTAGCCCCTTTCTTAACATAACTACCGGTAGTATGCGTACCCATATCTACACTATTTGACGCAAGTGTTGCTGCTAAAGTAGCATTTCCTAAATTAGTAAATGTTGCAGACCCCGTTATATCACCTGTTACAGTAAGGGAAGGGTCATTAGTGGCTGTAGTAGTAATAGATACGTCGCCGGAAGAGTCCATATTAGCTGTACCTGTAATAGCACCTGTTAGAGCCACTGTAGTAGTTTGGTTATCCCAACTATTTACTCCATCATATACTAGAACTTGTCCAGCGGAAGCACCTGAGATAGTCGTATCTGTTAGCTCTGATACCTGATTTTGAGCAGCGGTTTTATTGTCTACATAGGCTTTAATAGACTGCTGAGTAGCTAAATGAGTGGCAGAATCAGAGGACATAGTGTCCTCATCTTTAACACCTGTACCAGATACTCCCGTATTAAGAACAGCACTAGTAAGGGTTTTATTAGTTAGCGTTTGAGCTGAAGAAGTATTTACTAGTGGGAAGCCTCCCGCAGTAGAACCGTCATGTACGATTGCTATGTCTAAATCTGTATCTACTGTTACTTCGCCTGATGCGCCTGTGAATGTTGCGTGGCCTGATGTAGTACCTCGTCTATGTTGTATTTGTGTTGCCATTAAAAATTACTCCTTTATGCTAACGCGCCAAAGTCTACCGTTATGGTAGATCCAGGCATTGCTAAATCTTGATATGTAGTTGCTCTTACAGGTTCATTAACGAATCCTACAGTACCGCTACCCGATGTTAAATTGCCCCAGTCCGCAGTGTTATATGCAGTAGTTGAGTTCGAAGCTACGAAATCTGGGTCTACTATTGTAAGTACCGTAGTACTTACTTCAGAGGAAAGACCAGAAACATTAGCAGCTGTAATTGTACCTTCAAAAGTACCTGCAACTAGAGTTTCTGAACCTACTGTCCATTTATCATTTGTTTCGTCCCACACAAAAGTTTTATTAGTAGAAGTTCCTCTTTCTACTTCAATACCACTATCTTGTGAAGGTGTTCCAGCTTCGTTACTATTTAGTAAAATAGTATTATCTGCTAAATTAATTGTTTCGGTATTTATAGTAGTAGTTGTACCACTTACTATTAAATTACCTGCTACTGTAGTAGTTGTAGCACTAACTGTAAGACCCGTAGTACCCCCCGCCACTAGAGTTAATACATCCTGGTCTGAACCAGAAGACGTTTCTGCAGTGATATAAGTATCACCATCTACATCTTTAACTCCTCCTAAAGAACCCCAAGCAGAACCATTATATCCTTCGAAAGTAGAATCTGTAGAAGAGTAACGAATAGACCCAGTAGAAGGAGACCCTCTCTGAGAGTTAGTACCTGAAGGTATAGTTACAAAATCGTTGCCCGTAATGGTTAACCCATCGAAAGAAGGCTCCGCTGAAGTAGCTACACTTTGTCCAATAGCAACTGTTCCAGTGGATCCCTCCGCAGGTGTATGAGAAATAATTACCCCAGTACCTGCTGATACATTTGACATATAGTTGCCCGTAGTATCTGTACCTAGCGCTACTGAATTAGCTTGAATAGCCGCAGTACCTGTAACATTACCAGAACCATCAAATCCTGCAGAAGTCCAAACGACATCTCCAGTCATACCAATAGTTTTAGTAGCAGCAAGTTTAGTAGCGGTATCTGCATTGCCTGTTACATCACCTGTTACATCACCTACTACATTACCTGTTACATTACCTGCTACATTACCTGTTACGTTACCTGTTAAAGATGCAGTAACAATAGTAGCGGTAAGATCTCCAGAGCCTAAGTCAATATCCTTACTGGAATTAACCACCAACGCTTTCAACGCGGTCGCAGTACCAATGGTAGATCCTAACTCTGAAGCACCTACTGAATCATCTGCAATAGTAGCAGTCAATGTACCGTTACCTAAGTTCGTTAAAGTAACCGCACCACTTAAGTCACCCGCTAATGTAATAGTAGGATCAGCTGTCGCTGTAGTAGTAATAGATACATTACCTAAGTTAGTCATTGTTCCTGAACCAGTAACTGCACCTGCTAATGTAATAGTAGGATCAGAAGTTGCAGTAACAGTAATAGTATCACCCGATACTGACGTTGCAATACCTGTTCCACCCGCAACAGTAAATGTATCTGTACCTACTGTAATTGTACCTGTTCCACTGTCTCCAGCCATTGCCATATCAGAACTAACTGCTGCTGTAGTAGCCGTTGTGATACGACCTTTAGCATCAACTGTAATTATTGGAATTGCTGTTGCACTACCATAACTTGTGGCTGTTACACCACTATTTGCTAGTGTCATTGCCGCTGTTACGTTTGCTGAACCATTAAATGAACCTGAGTTCCAAGTACCATCACCCGTCATTGCAACTGTACGACCTGTTGCTAGTACGGTTGCTGTAGCGGCATTTCCTGTAGAAGACCCAGAAGATCCAGAAGTATTACCTGTTACATTACCTGTTACATTACCTGTTATATTACCAGTAAATGTAGTAGCATGAATTTCAGCCCACTTCTTAGACGAAGAGCCTAAATCATACGTATTAGTAGCATCAGGGATTATATCAGAGTTAATTTCACCCCCAATTGTAACATTATCAGTACCTGCATCACCTAAAGTGATGGTACCTCCGTTAGCTGTCATTGTACCAGTGATAACTGCGTTACCCCCTACGTACAAGTTATCTTGCGTTGAGATACCCCCAGTTACTTGCAAAGCACCTGTAGTATTACTAGTCGAACTAGTCGAACTAGTAACTAATAAGTCTGCAGTGCTATCAACCGTTACAGTAGTACCGGAGTGCGAGTCAATTATATTTGTTTTTAATGTGGACATATTATTTCCTTATGTGATAGTTAAATAAGAACCTGCACTAATATCTACAGTTACTCCTAAATCTATATCTACCGTGCCAACCTTAGTGGCATCAAAATTTGCCGGTACAGTGTAATCTGACCCAACAGTAATAGCTGTTACAATAAAAGGTGCAGTAGACCCATCTACCTGAGCCCCTCCTACATATAATGCAGTACAGTTAACTGTACCATTTACGTCTAACTTATAGGACGTATCAGGAGTAGCTGTGCCAATCCCAACAGTACTAGTGTTATAAATAAAGTTAGCTCCAGAAGTCCACGATGTCGCACTAGCAGCATTCTCCCACTTACTAGTGGACGAGTTGTACTGTAGGACGTCATCATTGGATACACTAGAAATAGTGATATTATCTAAGGAATTTAGTGTTCTAGTTGTGAGCTCTAGAATATTGCTATTTGTGTCTCTTACGTACAGCTTCTTATCTACTAAATTAATAGCAATTTCGCCTGCATCTAAGTTAGAGGTACTAGGAACGTTGCTCGCCGTGGAACTACGTTTAGGTTTGATTTTTAGGGCCATCTGGCTCTCCTTATATCCTGCTATATAGCTGGAGCTCTGAAGGGACTATATAGCCCCCTTTTAAGAGTTTTGAATTTTTTTATTCAATTATGGGCAAATTATACCAAAGTTGAACAATTTTGTCAAGGGGTAAATTTAGAATGTACCGCCATCTAAAGTACTGGTCCAAGAAGGTGCTGTTGCAGTTCCATTCATTACCATCATTTGACCTGCAGTACCTTTATTAAGCTTAGACATTGCAGAAGCTCCAGAAGCATACATCATGTCGCCGCCTGTATAGCTACCAAAACCTGTTCCGCCTTTATTAACTGCAATAGCATCTGCACTCCAAGTACCAGTAGTAACAGTACCTAATGTAACGAGTGCTTCTTGACCAGGCCAAGCTGTATCAATAACTAGACTGTTTGCACTAACTGTAATACCTGTACCACCGATAACATCCAAAGTATTACCAGATTTGGTCATACCAGCTCCGGCCGTTATTTGTCCAGCTCCTGAGAACTGAGAGAACGCAATACTTGTAGAACCTACAGTAATAGAACCATTGGTTGATAGTACAAAGCCTGAATCAGCATTTGTAGTACCTTCTTCAACAAAAGTGAACGCTCCACCTGTAACTTCTGAATTTGCATCAAAGTCCGTAGCTCTTGTTGGTGCGCCGGAAGCATTGACAGTATAGATACCGTTTTCTGAACCTGTTGATTGGTTCTTAATTAATATACGATCATTTGTAGCAAGTGTAATACCATCTACTGTAGATGAATTAGCAAATGCTGAAGCTAAAGTTCCGTTTGCTGTAGTAGCAACACGAACTGAATCTTTAACATCTAAGCCGGTTTTAACCGCATCAACGTATGCTTTAGTAGCCGCATCTTGATCGGCCGTAGGATCAGTAACATTAGTAATTTTGTTAGAACCCATTGAAACTGTTTGAGAGGCTGCAATAGTTAATCCATTTAAATCACCAACTGAAGTAACGTTTGTCTGTGCTGCTGTTTGTAAAGTACCAGTTACGTTTGTAGCTGTAATATCGCCTGAACCTAAATTAATATCTTTACTAGCATCTACAACTAAAGCTTTAGAGGCTGTTGCAGTACCTGCAGTAACACCTAATTCGGTTGCTCCAACTA